AATAACTTTCACAACCTAAGGCTATATGCTAGAGGTGAGCAGTCTATAGAAAAGTATAAAAATGAGTTATCTATAAACGGTGACTTAAGCTACTTAAATCTAGACTGGAAACCTGTACCGGTTATATCTAAGTTTGTAGATATTGTTGTAAACGGTATGTCTCAAAGAAGTTATGATATAAGCGCTTTCTCTCAAGACCCAAGTGGTATGAGTAAAAGAACTGAGTATATGGAATCTATGCTTGAAGACATAAGAGCCAAAGAGTACAACGATATGGTTCAAGAAGGTTTCGGTATGGATATATATAGTAGCGATAAAGAAACATTACCAGATAGTGAAGAAGAGTTAGCTCTACATATGCAGCTTAGTTATAAGCAAGCTATTGAAATAGCTGAAGAGCAAGCTATAAACACTTTAATGGAGGGTTGTGATTATGATTTAATTAAACGTAGATGTCTATACGATTTAGTTACTATTGGTATAGGTGCTACTAAAACTAGTTTTAATTATAGCGACGGCGCTAAAGTTGAGTATGTAGACCCTGCTGATTTAGTATATTCTCATAGTGATTCACCGTATTTTGAAGACGTATATTATGTAGGTGAAGTTAAAACTTTACCTATAAACGAACTAGTAAAAGAGTTTCCAGATTTAACAGAGTCTGAAGTAGCTGATATACTTAGTAAATCAACATCATACGTTGATTCAGTGATAAAGCAAAGATATAACGAGGTAGCGGTTTTATATTTTAATTATAAGACTAACGCTAACAATGTTTATAAAGTAAAGAAAACTGGTAGTGGTGCCGATAAGGTTATAGTAAAAGATGATACGTTCAATCCTC